GAGGTGGTGAGTTTCAATACTCACATGATTGGTCCGAGGCAAAACCCTTGGACCTTTCCAACACCTATTATTTAATGAGAGAAAAAGGAAACGAATTAATAAAAGAATCTGAATTATGAATAAATTAATTTATATATCCGCCAGTTGGTGTGGACCTTGCAAAATGTTTAGTCCTATAATGGATAAAGTAGCAAATTCTGGAATCCCAGTTCAAAAATTAGATGCAGATAAAGATCAATCATCAGTAATACAGTATGGTGTAAGAAGTATTCCAACTGTAGTTAAAGTAGATGCAAATGGGAATATGATAGATAAATTTGTAGGAGTAAAAACACAACAAGAAGTAATAAATTTTTATAATGGGTAAATTTCAATCAACAAAAGTATTTGACGGTTTTAGTTGTGTGTTCCGTCAATGGAAAGCAGAAGGCACACACTGTAGATTTTTACATGGTTATGGTGTAAGTTTTAAAGTATGGTTTGAGGGTGAATTAGATGAAAGAAACTGGGTTTGGGACTTTGGTGGTATGAAACGTGCTAAAGGTCAAATTGATGGTATGTCTCCTAAAGAATGGATGGATTATATGTTTGACCATACTTTAGTAGTTGCTGAAGATGATCCTTATTTAGAAGGATTTAAAGCAATGGATACTCATGGTCTAACCCAAACACGAGTTGTACCTGCTACAGGTGCTGAGCAATTTGCTAAATTTATTTATGATAAACTTAATCCGTTTATTCAAGATGAAACTGACAATCGAGTTAGAATTGTAAAAGTTGAATTTAGAGAACACGGTAAAAATAGTGCAATTTATGTAGAAGATTAATAGGGTGCATATGTATAATAAAACAACATGCATCCTATGAAAAAATGTAACAAGTGTAAAGAATCTTTAGATTATTCTAAATTTGCAAAAAACCGCACCAAAAGTGATGGGTATGAAAATTATTGCAAATCCTGCAAAAATAAATATAATAAAGCTAATTATGGAAGTAAATACACTAAATTATATTTAAAAAAAGCAGGGTATGGGATATATAAAATAGAAAATAAAGTAACTAGAGAAATTTATATTGGTAAAGGTTGGATAAATGAACGTAAAGTAGACCATTTTACTAAATTAAAAAGTCAAAAACACACTAATCGTTACTTACAACAGAGTTATAATAATACTCCCCCTGAATCACTTGAATTTTCAGTTATCGAGAAATGTGAACCAAAACTGGGTTCCCTGAAGGAGAGACATTATATTATAGAAGAATATTTAAATAATAGCGAAAAGTTATTAAATCAGCATGTCACCCTAAGGTGGTAAAATTAATTATATAGTGAAATAACCACATTAAAAAATTATGGAATATAAAAAATTAGGAAGAATCCAAGGGGAGGATAGAAATAATCCCAAAAAAACCGGTATATTAGAATTATATACTGCGGTTCAATCAGAAGGCAGTAGACAGGGTTATCCCACAATAGTTATTCGTACAACAGGTTGTACCCACCGTTGCTATTTCGGTGAAGGTGGGTGGTGCGACAGCTGGTATACTTCAATCCACCCTGAAAAATCTTCATATACATTTAATGATGTTATTAAAATGTATGATGAAAACCCTCATATCACAGAAATGATGCTTACAGGAGGTTCTCCCACAATGTGGTCAGCATTAGTAAATGAATTAACCCATTTTGCAAATGAAAGAGGTATTTTCATTACCATTGAAACTGAAGGTTCACATTTTCTAAACACAGATTATCCCATTAATTTATTATCTATTTCCCCTAAATTCAATAATAGTGTGCCTGTTGTAGGAACATTAACCCCAAATGGGAAAGTGGTTGATGAAAAAATGATTAAAATACATAACCGTTTAAGATTAAATGTTGATGCTATTGCTGATTCAATTATGTATCATAACGATTTTCACATCAAACCAGTTATAGACAAAGATTTGGCAGTTTTACATGAAGTGGAAAGTTTTATGGAAAATTTAATAGATGCTTTAGTTGAAAGAGAATTTGGTGCTAGCGCCTTTGGAGATGATCCTTTTGATAGAAAAACAATTTCAAAATATGTTAAATCCAAAATATGGTGTATGCCTGCAGGTGATGATAAACCTGCATTGTTTGAATCTTATCCTGTAGTGATGAATATGTGCAGGGATAAAGGATATAAATTTACAGGTAGGGCACATATAATGGCCTTCGGGACACAGAGAGAGGTTTAATATTGTTTAAATAAACTACAAATGGCTTATATAATTTTAAAAAAATCCCAAAACATGAAACATTATATTATAGTTAATGATTCTGAAGGAATACCTATTGAATGGGATAATTATGATGATGCAAAATATTTTGCTGATTTGTTTCAAGCAAACACAACCCACAATAGTATTTACGAAGTAAAAAAAATTGATTAAATGTATACTTACAACGCAAAATTAGAGAGAATAATTGATGGTGATTCCATCGTTGCTTTGGTAGATTTAGGATTTGATATTTGGAAAAAAGTTAACATTCGAATGTATGGTATGAATACACCTGAATCCCGTACTAGAGATCTAGAAGAAAAAGCACGAGGTTTAGCTGCTAAAAATAGATTAGCTGAAATTTTAGAATTAGAAAATGAAGGAGAATTTATTTTAGTATCTCATGGAGTAGGGAAATATGGTCGTTGTTTAGGAGAAATTTTTCTTACTGAAAACTCAGATAGTGTAAACAACCAACTCATAGCTGAGGGATATGCCGTAGAATATTATGGGAAAAAAAGATAATGCAATTAATTAGTACTCACCCAATTAAGAAATCAGACTTAGGTTTCCATGCCAATTTATTTGGCGGGAAACTTTTATCTTGGCTAGATGCTGCGGGTGCTGCTATGGCCATGGAAGTAGCCGATACTCCAAGAATGGTTACAATTAAAATAGATGAATGTATTTTTAAAAAACCAGCAAAAGAAGGACAATTAATTAAAATTTATGGGGGTGTTGATTCTATAGGTAATACTTCACTCACACTTTATTTAGAAGCTCGAGCACATAACGTGTATTCGGGTTCTCAAAATGTTATACTATCTACAAAGATTAAATTTGTAAGGATTGATGAAAATGGAGATCCAATCCCAATTGCAGAAAGAGTAAAAAATAAATTTGAATGACAGAATTAATTAAAGCTAAAGATATTAATATCCAAACCAAAATCTTAGCTAAACAAATTAGTGATAACCATAGAGGAGATAAAACACCTGTTGTAATGGTGGGTTTACTTAATGGTTGTTTTATGTTTTATGCTGATTTTGTACGTAACATGAATATCGATATAGAATGCGATTTTATGCGTGTTAAATCGTATATAAGCAAAAGAAAACAAGGTGATATCCAAATCACCAAAGACTTAGAGACGCCTATTAAAGGCAAACATGTTTACATTGTTGATGATATTTACGATACTGGTAATACAATGAAAGCAGTAATTGAATATTTGGAGGTTAAACACCCAGCCTCAATTTCAATCATCACTTTAGTTAAACGTGAATCTAAAGATGTTACTCCAGTACCTTCATATCATGCTTTTACTATTAAAGATGAATGGATTGTAGGGATGGGATGCGATGATGATAAAGGATATAGTAGAAATCTCAACTCAATTTGGGCTCTCTAAAATTATTTTTTATATTCACAATAAAATAAGTTATAATTCATGGAAAACAAACGTAGAAAACTACACGAAGATTTAGAAGTAGTACAAACAGGGTTTGCAAATGGGGTTGCACCTGGTTTCCCTCTCAACAATGATGAAAAAGCACAAATGATTGACGAAGCTGAGGAAGCATTCGGTAAATTTCTTGATGCTTTAAAATGTGATTGGAGAAATGATCCAAATTCAATGGAAACACCTCGTCGCGTAGCAAAAGCATATGTAAATGATTTATGGGAAGGTCGATATACAGCAATGTCTCCCATTACCTCATTCCCTAGTGATGGCTATGATGGTGTAATTATTGAGCGTAATATTCCTCTTACCTCAATGTGTTCTCACCACCACCAAACAATTGGAGGAGTAGTTCATATCGGTTATATTGCAGGTAAAGATGGACAAGTAATTGGTTTGTCTAAACTAAACCGAATTGTAGAATTGTTTGGTCGTAGAGGTGCTATTCAAGAACAACTTACATCAGCTATCCACAATGCCGTAGATAAAATTACTGAAGGTAATTTAGGTGTTATTGTAACAGTAGTAGCTTCCCACTCATGTGTCTCTTGTAGAGGTGTTAAACACCAAGGTGCAGCAATGGTTACTACTAAAGCATCAGGAGCATTTAGAGATGATACAAATAATGCCCGTAAGGAATTTTTTGATAGTTTAAAAATTAATAACGGAGGACATCAGATTTAATTATGATCACTTATACAGTATCTCATTATAGTAAAAAAAGTAGTTTTGATGTTCAAACTTCTGATATTAAAGCTAGTAGTGAACAAGAATTAAAAAAAATTCTTAATGAACGTGGAAGAGTTTTATCATCAATTAAAAATAAAAAATAGTTATGGATTTTAAAGAAATAATTGAACTAGAACTACGTAAAAGTCTTGGTCTATTAATGTCACTAAAACACCGAGATGATCTAACCATGTACCCAGAAGAAGCTTGGGCACAGAAAACAGCAGAACGTATTATTTCTAAATTTGAAGGAGAATATGTACCATTTGTAAGCGAAGTAGAAACATTTAACTCCACAATGGGGAAGGATTGGCAAAACCGAACTAAACCCCACATTGATAAAGCTGATGCAGAATTTGTAATCAATTTTATTCAGGAAGAGTTAGATGAATTAAAAGAAGCGGTTGAAGAAAAGAACATTGTCGAAATTTTAGATGCTCTACTTGATATTACTTATGTAGGTTTAGGTAATGGTGCAATGGTATTTGGCTTAAAAGACAAAATGTGGGCTGGATATCAAGAAGTTCAAGCTTCTAACCTATCTAAAATTTGTAATACCTTAGAAGAAGCAGAAGAAACTGTTCGTGTTCGTTCCGAGGAACAAGGTACCCCATGTCATTATGAAGAAGTAAATGGCAAATATGTAGTTTTTCGTTCTCATGATAATAAGGTTATGAAATCAATTAATTATTTTAGACCTGATCTTACTCAGTTTTTTAATGGGGAAGAATTATCTAAAACAAAACCCCAAGAACACTTAGGTATCTAATGTCCTACAAGAAAGCATTTGCTCAGAGAACAGGAGGCAATACATATTTAATGCATCTTTGGACTGATAGAGGTTATGAAAAAGTTGAATGGACTAACCAAGCTTATATTGAATGTGACGAAGCTGATGCTACTCACACAGGTTTGAATGGTGAACCTCTTCGAAAAACTGCTAAGTGGAAACCTGATAATCCAAAGTTACATTTTCATGACATGACTCCTTATCAAAAATTCCTAATTGAAAAATATGGAATTAATGATGAACCCTCTAAAACTCATAAAGAATTATTTTTCGATATTGAGATTGAAATGGGTGAAGCACTTACAGAAGAATATATTAAAAGTGCTCCTAAGAAAGTAACTTCAATTGCTTGGTATGATAAACAAGTAGACCAATGGGCTATTCTTATTTTAGATACTAAAAATCAAATAAAACATACTAAAGCTAAAAACAAAGAAATTATACCTTGTTATACTGAAGATGAGTTATTAATGAAATTTGTTGAAAAGTTTAGAGAAATTGATCCTGATATTATTGTAGGGTGGAATAGTGATTACTTTGATATTCCTTATTTATATTACAGAATTTGCAATGTATTAGGTGAAGATATTGCTCGTTATTTATCTCCAATTGGTTATGTAAGGGAAACACCTTGGTATAAAGACCAATACATTCAAATAGCAGGAGTTGAATCACTTGATTATATGCGTTTGCATAAAAAGTTTAGTTGGGCCGATGAACCATCATTTAAATTAGATGCTATTGGAGAAAAGTATGCTGGTATTAATAAAATTGAATATGAAGGTAATTTAGATAGATTATTTGAAAAAGACATTAACACATTTATCCAGTATAACTTTCGAGATGTTGAAATTCTAAAAGTATTAGATGAAAAGTTAGAATATCTAGCACTTGTAAAAAACCTTTCACATAAAGGTAAACACAATTATAGTGAAGTTTATGCTAATACTAAAACTCAAGATGGAGCTATTTCAGCTTATTTATTGAGTGAAGGACTTGTACCCCCAGCTAAAGACCGCAACCCACTTTCCAAGAAAAATTATGCTGGGGGCTACTTGTTCTGTCCTAAAGCTGGTGTTTATAACTATATGTTTGATGAGGATTTAACTTCACTATATCCTTCAATTATTATGACTGTTAACATTGGTAAAGAAACAATGGTTGGTCGTATTATTGATACTGATGATAGAAATAATCGTTTAGGTCTTAATGATTTACAAAAACGAGACCCTGAAGAAGAACTGATTATTGAAAACTCTAAACGTAAACGTACTAAAATGAAAACAGGAGACCTTGTTAACTATATTATAAAAAACAAATGGTCTATCTCAGCTAATGGTGTATTCTTTAGAACAGATAGAGAATCAGTTTTATCTACTATTTTGAAAAAGTGGTTTGATGAACGTGTTTTATATAAAAACCAAATGAAAAAAGCATACAAATCAGGTGATAAAGAAGCAGGTGCTGGTTTTCATATGAAACAATATACAATGAAGATTTTGTTAAATAGTTTGTATGGTGCAACTGCTCTTGGTAGTTTCCGTTATGGTAATGTTATTTTATCTGAAGCTATTACTTTAAGTGGTCAACGAATTATTCAAGAAAGTGCTTTAGCAGCAAACCGTCATATGAATAAAGTTATTAAAGGAGA